CCTTTTGGTGGAGGCGGGGGGTATCGCACCCCCGTCCTGTCCGACTTTCAATCCGCATCATCGAATTGTATATTATTTATACCACAGTGAAATCAATTTGTCAAGTACTTTATTTTAATGCCTTGTGTTTTTGGCTTATATGATATTATAGTTTGAACACCGACAGATAATATACATGCAAATTTACCTTCAAACATAGGTGGATATTCTATGATAGTTGATGAACCAGACTCTTGATTTGTAAATACTATGACCTGATTTCCATGAAAGGCATCTGTCCAGATAGCTAATGGAATTTCTTTCACATCCATAAGATTTTTTAGGAGTTGATTGCCTGGAGCACACTGTACAGTTTTTGGAACACTTATAAAGTTAAAATCATCTGGTGATGGTTTCTTTGGTTCTTTGTCCTCATCTTTAATAAGGTGTACAGCTTTTACTTTGATATCAGGCGCTGTTTGATTGGGAATATTATCAGTTACATTGCATCCCATTAACAGAAACACCGCCATCATTGTTGTTAGGTGTTTCATTTTGTTTTCTCCATTCTTCAACGGATTCCGTTAACGCATTTAGATAATCATGTTTTTCTTTTACAAATTCTTGCACAGTGCCATCCTCTGTAACCACTAAAATTACAACTTGATCAATTTCAATATCTGTTCTCTCCTTGAACATTTCTGCATATGCAGAACCTTGAATGTAGTAACTTTCGTTCCAATCATCTTTGCGTTCTTTTGTCGATGTCTTGAAGTCTATAATAGACAATACACCATTGTACTCTGCAACACAATCAACACGGCCCGCTACCTTATATTTATCACTATATAAACCAGCCTCTTGTGCATGGATGTTGTCAATATTGCATAATGCTTGGTTCTTTAACTGTTGAAAAATGCAGTATGGCAGAAAAGTTTTCTTGTGTTTTTCCCATTTATCAGGATAATTAAATTCCATATTGTTAAGATAGTCCTCACACATATGGTGAACCTTAGTTCCACGGGCAGCTGCTTTACCAGCAACATAATTTGCAACTTCGTTACCAACCTTATTACGCCATTCCATCAAACCTTTTTTGTTACGAGTTGATAGAACGGTTGTTATTGAGGGATACTTGTTACCTTCTGGTGTTTCATACAGACGCACACCATCGGTTGTTTTTGCACTTATTTCGGGCAAATTCACTGGTACATGATTAAACATTATGCTAGAGCTCTTATCCTTTCTACGAGCCTATTTGCTCGATTGGTTACTTGACGATACCATGCTGAGTCAACCATCTCATCTGCGGCTGCGTTCCAATCTCTTGAATCCACTCCACGCTTCATACCTTTGAATTTACTTAGTCGAGGCCGTCCCATGTTAAACATCATATTGGCAATCACTTGCTGAGCTTCCTCTGGCAGACTGGCAAAGTCTTCGTAAAGGATGTTGCAGTCTCGCAAGACGTTTTCGCAATCTTGCTCGAAGGCTTCAATGACTCTAGACTCACTGACGGGAGTGCCGACTTCGGCACCATGTTCTGGGTCTGACTCAAGGACCAGATGCCCGACACCAAAAGTAGCATAACCAAGGTGATCCAAATATACTTCATATTCGACTCCCTCATCAATTTCTAATTGTTCTCTAAGCTGTTCTATGTTCATTCTATATCCATTCCTAGTTTGATTTTGTTAATAAGATAACTACGGACAAATCCACTTCTTACAATATCACCAATGGTGAACTCAAGGCAATTAAACTCTTCCATTTCCTCAAGAATTTTTAAAAAGTCATGCAGTCCATTACGTTCATTTTGTTTCACTAAATCTGTCTGGCCAAAGTCACCACAGAATACAATCTTAGAGTCTTGTCCAACTCTTGTAATGATTGTATCCAGTTCATGAAAGTTAAGGTTTTGACACTCATCTACTATAATGATACTGTTGTCAAATGTCAACCCCCTTAGAAAAGAAGTTGACAGAAAATATAAACTACCCTGTCCCTTTAGGCGGTCATACAGAGAGTTAAATGCTTGTTCATTTGGAGCTTCAAACATGAAGCGCACCATGTTCTGATATGGCACTTGATACAATGCAGCTTTATCTTCTTCATCTCCGGGCAGAAACCCAATCTCCCTAGTGGGAATAAGAGAGCGAACCAATACAACCTTATCGTATGGTTTCTTTAAATCCATCACATCCTTCAATGCAAGGTATAATGATACGAAAGTTTTACCAGTTCCAGCGGCTCCAAACAAAAATTGATTTTGACCTTTTTTCCAAGAATCAAAAATTACTTTTTGATTGTCTGTGATGGGTTTGACTGTAACTAGATTACTTTGATTAATTTCTTTATTTTTTTTGTTGGCCATTGTAAATCCTCAAAAATAAAAAGTGAGAGGGGGAGTCGGGGGCGGCAGACTACCCCCTCTCTGGTGCAGGGGCGGAGTGACTTCCCAGCTTACCTCGATGCTGTGCATCAGTGCTGAAGTTTGATTTCTCGCCCGCACCATTTATTTATTTATCTGCAAGCGTCTTTCCTTTATTTGCAGACCATCCATGTCTTTCAACTTTTTTAGCATGCTTTTCGATTGCCCTACGAGTTTTAATTTCTTTATGAGACATACTGCTACCACCCCACCTCTCTGACATAGGGGAGTCTGGATGTGCTGCAGCAATACGTTGCATGTTCTCTTGAAAACCACCATCTGCCTTGGGCCCAACACCCATGACATGATCACCCACCATCGCAGTAGGATATGGAACTTGTTTTACCTGTGGGTTCATTTTTTTGTATTCATCAAGATCAGATATAGACATAAACTCTTCATACTCTTCATGAGTCACAGTATCATAAAATATATACGTTGGCATTATACATCTAACTCCAATTGTCGAGGATCACCCCCCAATAATAAAACTTTTTTATTTAACCTAAACACCTCTTCTGCAAGTTCGGCTTGTCGTTTATAACAATCGTAAAGTGTCTCTGTTTTTTCCTCATTCCTTCGTTCTTCACGAAGTCTTCTAACCATGTAATCGCTGTAACTCTCTCTTTGCATTGAACCACCCCGGCTTTGCTCTGCGTTTCCATGTCGCAAAGTCTGACTTCTCTACTATATAGTAAGTTTGGTATGCTGACACTGTGTCATCCCCTTTGCAATAATCCGGCATACATTGTGGGGGATCAGTAAATTCTTTTTGTAAAGTCTCTAAGAGCATTATAGGTGGTTTTTTGAGAGGTTCAATCAACCTCTCTGTAGCATGATGCTTGTCATACCTATGCGTGTACTCATTCATAAGAGCAATCATATGATCATATAACCACATGTAATTTTTAACAGAAGAACGAACCCATATAGTGCTAGGATGGTTCTTGTGAGCCATCTTGTACATTCCTATCAAATCTGCATATGAATCACCATCAAGAACACGATGAGCAGTGCAGAGCATCTGAGCACTCTCTAGTATCATCTTGACAACATGCTTGTCACATTGCATCTGTGCAGCAACTACAGGATCACGATCTAGGTAAAAAATATTCATTCTTGTTTTTCTCCAGCAGATTTGTTACGTTTCTTAGAATTGGATGCATGGTATTCTAAAATAGCATCTTGAAAAAGTTTTTTTGGTAGACTTGTTACATCTTCCCAAACATCATAGTTCATCTTTTTTTTGTACTCATCTATCTTATTCATCAGTTCCACCTGTAAAAAATATGATCCTGTATCTCTACAGTTTTAGTTTTTGATTTAGCCCATCCCGGCGTTACATAATCTGCATGATAAAACAATGCACCATCTGTTATATCCATGAATGGTATTTCATTATTAAGAATTGCTTCTGCAACATTCAAAAACTTTTTGTATATTTTCTTTTCCTTCGGAACATCTGACTTACCATCACAATACCAAGAGAATTGGCATTTGTTCTTTATAGGATAATATATTGCATCGTTTTTGTCAAGGGTCTTTTTGGTTTTCCAGCTCTCTCTGGTTGGCCCCTGTTTGACAACCTCACATATGGTGTTAGGAAATCTCCTGTCATTGACCCTATTCAACACAACAGAAGTCACACCAAGAAGACCAGCAGTCCCTTGGTTTCTTGCTTCATAGTACATATTCAATGCAAGACATTCACCCTCTGGCGAGGGATTGTCTATGGGCGGTGATACAGCAATCGCAGTTGCAACAATTAAAGCTTCAATAGGATTCATGCTTCACCCAATTGTTCTGTAAGATACCGTTTGGCATAGTTGGATGCTTCTTTGCTCTTGAAGTACATCCCAACATCCTCAACCACCTCATCAACAGTGAAGTCGTTCATACCACCGTAAAAATATCCATTACAGAAATCTTCGATGTCCATCATCCAGTTTTTCATCTTACTCATATCACATATTCCTTCTTAAAGGTTTTCAAAAGTTTACCCTGCATTTCGTATGCCTCAACTTCCCAAGGCTCATCCTCATACGCAGTGGTTTCATCGTAGACCTTACCCATGTACATCTTGCGACCAAAAGGTAGGTCTTTCATCTTGCGAGTGGCACTCTGCCACACATGCACCATCTCATGGCAGACAGTTTCAATCAAATCTTCACCGTCAAGAGACTTCTCAATGTCAATGAAAAACTCTCGCTTATTTTCTCCCTCATGACACCAACCAACAACTTCTTCATCTTTGATCTTTTTTAATGTTAGCTCAATGTCAAGAGTTCTCATACGAGGCATCAACTCACTGATACAATGTATCATGGCACTCTCAGCAATCTCTCTTTTTCTTTTTGTTGATCCTGTTACTGCGAGATAATTCATAGATGTCTTTCTTTCTGACTATATCTAATAGTACCATACTATTTAGAATTTGTCAATAAGAAATCTATTCTCTAAGTCCTTGTTTCCAAACGATTTTGTAAAAAAGTTCGATAGTCCATCCATCCATCATCGGTTTGAAACCCCCAAGTTCTCTTTCTTGGGCCATGCCAGAACAACGACCAACAGGGCTGGCCATCTTTTAACTCCAACCAGTGCAAATCGGTAGATGTTCTTGTTCTCATGGTGCCAGGAGCTCTCCAAAAGGTTCCCTCTGGTGTATGCTCATAGTATCCACCACCAATAATAAACGTACCCCAATTCCAAGGATGGTCATGAAGAATTGGTTCATCTGACAATACGATCTTGTGAAGATACGCATTAAATGGTAACTTCACATTCCTCTCCATATGATCAGATTTCTCTCTAAAAACAAGATGCCACCTATGCATGTATGGTGTTTCACCATCACGATCATATATGACTCTCTTTCTTGTTAAGGGCATTATACTATACTCTACTTAAAAAGGGAGTATACCCCAAAAAATTCTTTTAGGGTTTCTAGTTTATCCACTGCATCAGTAAGCTTGACAACCTCACAATCTACTGCTGAAACTATATCTGAATGTTCACCAATTCCAGCAGGGTTGTTATTATATACCTCAATATTTGCAACGGCAGCTGCCACATCTGCTTCGTATCTTTTACGCAATGCTTTTAATATTTCATATTTTTCTGCCACTTCTTTCTCCATCATTCATATACTCGATTATGCGTATGATTGACTCTAACAAATGTAGCACACTTTGTCAAGTCCTTTAACCTTCTTGCTCCAACATATGTACAAGCAGAACGAATACCGCCCAGAATATCTTGAACAGTATTTTCTACTGCACCACGATAAGGGACAGTTACCGTCTTACCTTCTTCGCCACGATACTCTCTGTTAGAGTGCCCGTGTTTGTCCATTGCTGTGCGAGATGCCATACCATAGAAGTACATTCCTACAGGCTCTTCTACATCATCCTCAAACATAAGTTCACCATCACACTCATCATGACCAGCAAGCATGCCACCGATCATAACAAAGTCTGCACCAGCAGCAAAGGCTTTGGCAATATCACCAGACGATGTACAACCACCATCTGCAATGATATGTGCATTAAGACCATGAGCTGCATCTGCACACTCCATCACTGCACTTAACTGTGGATACCCAATACCTGTCTTGATACGAGTGGTACACACACTTCCGGGCCCGACACCCACTTTGATGATATCAGCACCAGCAAGAATGAGTTCTGCTGTCATATCAGAAGTAACTACATTACCAGCCATAATTGTTGCTTCTGGTAATCTTGCTCTTAACTTTTTAACACTGTCAACAAAATTAATCGTGTAACCATTTGCAACATCTAGCCCAACAAATTGCACTGGTATTTTTTCAGAGATGTTAACTATCTCATCAATTTCTTTTTCAGAAATGCCAGACATAACGCAACTATGTAAATAGTCTTGCTTCATCTTGTACTTATTCCAGTTGTCATATACCAACCATGTATCAATGTCTTTGTTATGATGTCGAGCAATGCATGTTATCATACTGTGCTTACGCAAAGCTTCATGCATTTTAAATGTACCAGTAGTATCCATATTACTGGCAATTATTGGCACACCTTTCCATTGTTTTTTGCTGTGGCAAAATGTATATTCTCGTTCCATTTCAACATCAAACCGTGAGGTAAGAGTTGACCGTTTTGGACGAATCAATACATCTGAATAATCTAGTTTGATATCATCTAGAATGATCATCCGTTAGCGGCACCCGGCGCCTGTGGATACTGTTCGTGTTCTATAACCATAAAGTTATCATCCCAATCAAATGCTTCTTTTACCACATTCTCAGACAAGCCTTTATACTTACGATGCAAGGCCTTATCTTTTGCAGCAACAAGAATTTCTGCTTCGTCTGGATGCAAACCCTCTAGCATCTGAACGAACATGCTCTCACGTTTGTTCTGATGCAATGCTCCATCACCACCTTCAATGAAGTGCCAGAGTTTCCTTGCTTCATATGCAAGGTCTGTATGTTCCGTTCCCTCTGGTGCATCATTAGCAATAAAAGGAACGTCACCAGAAG